AAATTGAAACCCTTCCAAGCACCCGGCGAACATTCCAGCTCACTTCATCAGAAATGGTGCGGTTGATAGTGTTCTGAATCGTTGTTCTCACAAGAGAATCCATGTTGGTTTCATGAATAATCCGGTCAATCGCCCGATCAACTTTTTCAGAAACAATTTCTTCCACAAAGCCTTTGATGGTTTCACGGTTGATCCCGTTATCCGCCAACATTTGGGTTAAAATCTTCCGAAGTTCAATCTGTTCAACGGTCATTACTGCCCACCTTCCTTCAGGGTGATCTTCACATAACCGGCCTTGGCGGTGGTCTTGGAACACTCGGAAGCAATGTCCGGGTATTTCTTCTTCAGCTTGGCGGAATCAATGCTGGTGGCATTGGTGGGCTTCACAAGGGTAAGGTTCAGAACATCGGATTCAAACTTATCCACGCCGAACTTCACCATTGCTTCATACAGCTTGGCCTTCATTTCCTTTTCCTGATCCTCAATGGCCTTCTTGTGGGCGGTCAGGGAAGCAATGGCGTTCAGGGTGGCAAGCTGGGTGTTCTTGAACTCCTGAAGGGCCGTTTCTTCATCGAAGGTGGCCGAACCACAGGCGTTCGGGTTTTCCTGACAGGAATCAGGGCAAGTGTGGAACTCCGGGCATTTGTGGCAACACCCATCGAACTTTCCACGGGGGCAAGCATTTTCACATTTGATCATTTTTCGGGTTCTCCTTTCAGATAAACATTCAACTGCTTCAGGCCGAAGGCAGAAGCGGCTTCATGGTTGTCAAAATAAATGTCGATCTGGTTTTCACCGTATTTGTCAATCACCCATTGGGCGGGGCGATCTTGAACGATGTATTCACCCAAGCCTTCCACTTCCACCACGGTTCCCAAGGGAAGCGGGGAAGCACAGGAAACCCCGGCCTTCAGTTCCACACCAGCGGCACCATACACAATGCCGTTGGGCCGGTTCTTGGCCCATTCGCCGCAACACTTTTCACAGGAACAATAGGCGGTAACTCTAAAACTGCCCAACAGCACCGGTTCAGGTTCGGCGGGTTCTTCCACCAACGGGGGTTCCACCGGCTCCAAGGTCACATCCGGGATCACGGCGGTAAGCTGATCCGATTCAATGGGGGCATCCGGGGCCTTGCTGTTGACAGCAGAACAGCGCCCAAATACAAACCCCATTGCAAGGCCCATCAGAAGGGCCACAAGGAACATCCGCCTGAACCGCTGGTTAAGGGCCTTGCGGCGCTGTTGCCGCTTGCTCATACTTTCTGAATAGTTCATTTGACACACCTTCTATTTCGGTTTTGTTCTTCAGCGGTTGCCCATCGGCAGTTATCAGGGGAATAGCCTTTGTCATTGTCTATTCGATCAATGGTCAGTTCATCGGAATAACCGTGCGACATGGCCCAATCGTGGAAGGCTTGGAAATCGTTCTTCCATTCCGGGCAGACGGTAATTCCACGGGAACCGTAATACTTGAATTGTGGAGTATTAGGGTTGAAACAGCGGCTTTTCATATCCTCCCAAATCCCATATAGGCGGGAATGAATCATCCCGTGGGTAGAACGCAAACCGTTCTTCAAGGCGGTTTTGTGAACGCATCCACAAGAAATCGTGTGGCCTGATCGTAAGTTCCAACCAAGAACCACGGTTTCATTGCCGCAATCGCAACGGCAAAGCCAAGCCGCTTGTTTGTTGGGGCTTTCTGCTCTGGAAAGAACCAACAGATTTCCAAAGCGTTTTCCGGTTAAATCAATCATTGTCTTTCACTTTCTTCATACTTGCGGAACAATTCATCCGTGTAATCTCTGCGCTGTTTTAAGGCTCCAAGAATATCTTCTTCAACCGTTCCCGGACAGATCATCAGGTAATAGAAACAGGGCCGTTCTTGACCAAGGCGGTGAATACGCTTTTGGGATTGCTCCCACAGTTCCGAACCTTGGGGAAGGCTGAAGTAAATGATTTTGTTGGCAAGCTGGAAGTTGCCGCCCATTGCACCGGCCTGATACTGAATGAAGGTAATGCTGTTATGCTGGTAGCGGTAAGCATCCAAGTTCTTTTCTTCACCGGAAAGAACAGACACGGGCCGGTTCAGGCTCTTGGCAATCCCCTTCAGGCGTTCCATTTCTTCCGTGAAGTTATAGAACACAATCAAGCGATCTTCCGTGCTGTTCGCCAAATCCCGGAAGGCTTCATAACGGGCCGGGTTATATAGGCCGCAAAGCTGACGGGCGTAAAGGCGGCGGGTCAAACTGGTATCACCAATCAATTCCCGTTCACAATGGGCATTGGAACCGTAGAAATCCGCATCCAGTTCAAATTCACCAAGGTTGGCGCTGTCAATCGCAACATAACGATCATTCCAGAACTTCCAATAAAGGGGTGAAGGGCGGGTTTTGACCTTGATCCAGTTCCGTTTTGGAAGGCTGATTCCGGCCTGTTCGGTGGTCATGAAAACGGCCCCATGTTCGGCCAGCTTCATCTTCAGCCGGTCAACATTTTTATAGCCGGTAATTTGCTTCCGCCAAAAACCATCGGTTTCCACCCATTCCGTTTGAATGTACTGCTTCCAGAACAGTTCCTTTGAAATCTTCCACCCCAACAGTTGGCATTGGCTCCACAGGTTTTCATACTTGCCGCCCGTGGGGGTGCCTGATAGAAGGATCACATTATCCGGTTTCAGCCCAAGAATGAACTTTGACCGTTTGGCGTTCTCGTTCTGGATCAGGGAACTTTCATCCAACATCAGCGTGAAGCCGGTCAAGGTTTTCAGCACATTCCGCCTGAAGGTCAGTTCGTAGTTGATCACGCCACAAATCCGATCCGGGTTATCAACTTCCATTGCGGCCTTCATGAACCAATCAAATTCATTTTTCTTGGTCATGTCATAAATCATCCAACAATGGTTCATGGCGTAATTTTCCGTCATGTGTTCAATCCAGTCTTGAACCTTTGAACATTGACACACCAGAAGATTTACACGGCTGTTCAACTTTAAGGCTTTTTCGGAACCAACAAAGGTTTTCCCAAGGCCCATATCAAGGTAATAGGCAACCCGGTTCTTCCCCTCGGTTTCATCAAGGGCCTGTTGTTGGTGCTGGAACAGGTTAATCATTGATCTGAATGGAAGCACCCAAAACCTTCTTGGCGTGGGTGGTGGAACCGAACAGCTTCTTGACCACAGCGGCACAGAAACCGGAATAGTAGTCATAGGAATCCGCTTCCCCACAGGAAACAATGGTTTTGGTGTTGTCGGCCCACAGAATGATGGTCTTGGGGCCGCTGTAAATGACCTTCTTGATCTGCGGAAGGCCAGTCTGACGGGAACGGCGGGTGTGATTTGCAACGCCGAAGGTGGCGTTAAGATCAGCCTTGATATATTCCATCATGGCATCCGGCAGAGTACCAGCCGCAACCACCTTGGATTCAGAGAACCAAAACAGCCCCTTGGAACTTGCGTCATTCGTCTGCTGAAAAAGTTCCACGCCAACCTTCTTGTTCTGCGAAAAGTAATTCTTCACCTTGCCGATGTAGCCGGTGAACTTGCCGCTGTATTCCGCATCGGGCAAGATTTTAACGATCATACCGATCTGAAGCATATAAACCATCCTTTCATCGGTGAAGCCATTCACGGCGGATATACTGAATCGCCGTTTCAAAGCCTTCAGACATTTCAGCGGGGCAATTCGGGTTATGCTGGGCGCTCCGCAACTGCTTAATTGCCTTCTTCAGTTCGCCACGGGTGGCGTTAGGCGTGTAGGGGGGGAATCGGGCGCAACCACATAGATAATGGCGAAGAAGCAAATCATATCAATGTTGGTGGCGTTCCTGATCAAATCCAACAGTTCATCACGGGTGTTATCCATCGGTGTTCCCCTTTCAGGCCGTAAGGCCGAAGAAGGAATTGAACTGATCAGCACCCACATAATCACGGAACTTGGTGGGGTTGATGTAGTAATTCCAGCAAGCACCGGTTCCGGGAACAGCGTTCCCGAAGGGAAGAAGGCCACGCTGAAGGCCGATTCTGACGAACTGATCAGATTTACCCATGCACCGGGCGGCTTCCTTCACGCTGATCTTCTTGATGGGCGGTTCAGCAACCGGGGCGGCCCCATAGCCCATCAGGTAATCAAAGGAAACGCCGGTTGCATCGGCAAGGGCCTTGATACGATCGGGGCCGGGGGTGTTCTTCCCGGAAAGGTATTGGCTGATAGCGGCCTTGGAAGCCCCGGCCTGTTCAGACAGGGCGGATTGGCTCATGTTGGCCTGTTCCATTGCGTACTTCAGACGCTCTGCAAAAGTGGTCATTGTGCATACTCCTTTCATTTTTCAAGATTTCCGTGTGTAAACACGGCGGACAGTAAGAAATAACATCCCGGCCAATGTCGGACAGCTTTTCGGGATAGGTCAGGGGAAACATTTCCCCGCACTTTTTACACCGAACTTGGCGGGTGATCATCATTGGCTTACCACCTTGAAATGACCGGATTCCTTCATCGGTTCCACATCCACGCTGGAAACCAAGGCCCACCAATCGGCTTCCGGGTAAAGGTTGCGGTCACTTCTCAAAATGGTTCGATCTCTGAAGTGAACGGCCTTCCAATCCTTGGTGTCAATCAACTTCATTGGTTATCACTCCTGTTCTTCAAAGGCCACTTCACATTCCCCACAGAGAACATGAACTTCCTTGGTGGCCCGGATGATGGTTCCGCAACAGGGGCAAACATACTTACGGGAACTTGATCCCCCCCCCCTTCCGGGAACCCTTCAGCGGATTGGTACGGGGCCGAACCAGACAGAACCCGGACTTGCCAAGGGATTTCACAAAGGCTTCAGCTTGCGGGTTCAGGGTGGTTTTGTGCCATCCGTACTTTTCGCCTTTCTCCACGGTCAGCCCGTGGGCTTCAGCGGTTTCCTTGAACTTCCGGTTGTGGTAGGAACCAGAACGGGAAGTGTCCTGAACATTGTCTTGA